GTCCAATTGAAATTGAACCAGCTCCCTGTCGGAGCAGCATACATACCCGGTTTGCAACCACATGCCATCGCCTTCACGCCACCAGGTGTCTGCACCTCTCCACCTGCAAAGATAGTGAGGATCTCCGTATCAGTATTACCTCCTCGAAAATAAATGTTAGCGTAACTTTTTATGTATGTATGACTACCCCACCCAAAATAGAGACGTTGGATTCCATCACTGCTAAGGTGCCACACATTCGCAGGAAATGTCAGCGAGCCACCGAAGCTCGCCCCGCCTGCTACCGTCAATCCTCCAGCGAGATACAATCCGGTATTGGAATACAGACCATATGCGGGATGTGACCCAAGATACCATGAGCCTTGAATGCCACCATCAGCAACATCGACACGACCTGGCATAACGAAGGTGCCATTTCTAGTGTAGAGAGTGCTGCAAGCCATATGAGCAGCAGACTGAATATGAGCACTACCAGTAATGCCACCAACGGTCAATGCACATTGGATGTCCACTGAGCCACCGGCTATAATGATTGGCGGATATCCTCCAGTAGTTATGTCGTAACAATGGAGATACCCAAGCCCAGACTGAAAGAACAGCTCAATACCACCACCAGACCCAGGAGGAGTGCCACGCGGACCCTGCGAGCGAATAGTTCCATTACTCGCAAGGATATGATATGTTGAATAAAGACTAGCAGATGTTGAGATATTACCGCTTGCTACTATGGAACACGCTCGGTCTATAGAGACTATAACATCGAATGTATAATTTTCTGCATCGTTTAGAGGCTCGAAGCGTAGTAGACCAGCATTAGTAATAATACGCCATTTCCTTTGGTCAACAGCCATACCCGTTGAGTTGAATACGAGGCCAGCATGATCTCCTCCAGTCGCCGCCCCACCAACAAGTTCTAGAGCATAGTAGGGTGTCAGACTATCTCCAGGAGCCGGTGTGATTCGTTGTCTACGAGTGAAATCATTCTGAACATTCGTATACGCAATATTCGTCGGAAGTGGAGCTATACCCTCGATGCTTGACTGGTTTATCATCATCGGAGTCCAGCTCGCTCCGTTGTCGAGGGACTTCTCGAAGATGTGGCTTCCCTGATTATATCGCTGCCACATTAGACGATACCCCGAGCTTTCCAATCAACAGTCTGCTTCACTCGATTTCCCGAGGAGTCGAAGACCCAGACGTAGAAACCAACAGGATTTGGAATATCCTGGAAGTCAAAGACTGCATAGTAAGGCTCTGTAGTAGTCTTTGTGGTGCAAGTGATGGATTCCACGTCTTTGAAAGGCTTCTTAAATGTGACGTAGGTGCCCGGATCTCCAACAGTGTTGTAAGTTGCGAAAACCTCACCACCATCGTTCTCTCTCTTAACCGAGATGGAGATGCTAAGATTCCAGAGTTCCAGCAAAGCTCGGTCGTCTGATGCGGTCCACTTCAACCTAATGAACAGATGCCTCATGGTTGGGAAATACTGACTAGAACCTGTCACCACAGGAGTCCAGTTTGCATTATCCAGGGAGCTAGACATCTCAATGATGACTGCAACATCCTGAACGTGCAGATTGAAATTGAAAGCTACAGTGACGATGACATTGCTGATCACCGTTCCGTAGTCTATGTATTCCTCGTATTTTCCATCGAGGTCGGTAGGCTGAATGTAGATGACGTAATCAGCCTCCAGCTGGTCCTGGATATCTTCCCAATTGTTATTGACGAAGTGCTGCTCCCAGGTCGTAGAGAACCAAGGCCCTAGGAGGACCGGATTGACTAGAGACTCTAAAGGTGGAATCCTCAGTATATCCTCTTTCGGTCCAAGAAGCCGAGAGATTCTCTTATCCTGTAGCGCGTAATCAGGAGGCGAGGCAACCTGCACCGTAATCGACGCTGGGAGGCCGCGGTTTCCCGCTACATCTATCCCAACAACCGAATATACGTAGGTGCCTGCGACGTTCTCGAAAACCACGAAGAAGTTGGAGTCTACGAGGCCAGCAACAACAGAACCCTTGGAAACCTCGTAATGCAAAATCCTAAACGTCGAAGTCGGGAGAGTCCAACGTAGGAGGACGTTGTTATCAATAACCTCGCGCGCGAGAACTACCGCCGAGATTGCAGGCACATCGACGAGGACAGAACGAGCATCGACTGAGTATTCCCCTGCTACGTTTATCGTCTTGATGAGGAAGTAGTAGGAGCCAGTGAGCAAAGGGTCCAAGTCGACCTGGAGGGAGGCAGTTCGAACCCGGAAAGTTGCAGTGTCCCAAAGCATCCCTTCCCGAATCTCATAACCGTATGCTTGTGGAACTTCGCTCCAGAAGAACCGGACAGAGGTCGGCTGGAACGCAAAGGTGAACGAAGCGGGCTGTAGGAGGATCTCACCGATGTTGGTCGGGAGCCTATCCTTAATTATGAGTGGGAAGATTTCTTCCTGGACAGAGAGGAGGCCACCGTTCAGCTCCATCAGGATTTGATAGAGCCGTGGGTTCTCAAGCTGGATTCCCTGGATCAGCCCTTGAACATCGATGTGCTGCTTACGGAGCTCGGACTCAATGTCTCCGAGAAGCGCTTGGGTATCAATCTCGGCCATTACTCAGCTCGGGTCGACCAGAGGAGCTTGTAATACAAGTTGAAGTTCGTCATCATGAAGTAGTTCCCACTCTGGTTAGTCCTTAATTTCACGGAGCATCTTTCCGACGTGAAATTGAAACCTCGGAAAAGCGGGCGTCCGGGCTGAGGATTCAGAGTTACAGGAGGCACTACAACCTGCTGTGCGTCGTCAAGGCTCGTGAGGTTTATCAGGAGGTAGCCAACCCCCTTAATTCGCGCGCGAAATCCGGTGAAGTGATTTACAGGCCAGTCGTCGTCTTGCGGGAGGAGAGGGAACTCCACCCACGTATCGATAGCGAGGTTGTTGTCGAGCTTCAGATTCTCCACTATCTTGAATACGTTGATGGAGTCGAGGCCAGCAAACTTCATGACGGATTCCTTATCCGCCTCGTTCACATCGACAACTACAGTCTGAGGCCGATAAGGGAACTCCCAAATGGTGAACCTGATATCCTCGACGGTCAAACCTTCTGACCAGTCCACGACGATGATGGCATTGTTCTCCGTTGCTACGTCCAGAGGGCAGGCGACGTAGGTCAAACCTTTCAAAGGATCTACAGCTACTTCGACCTTGTGGAAAACCGCCTTGTTTATTCGGTCCCAGACGTCGGAGATGTTGCTGGTGACCTCAGTGTCGGAGAAAGTTCCAGTATAAAGCTGAAGCCCACTCCTATCTGCGATGAAGGCGCGGTCTCGAACGTCCTCGCCAAAGTCGAGAATTTTTCCAACTCCGTGACATTCGGTCCCGACACTCTTATCGAGAGCGTCAACTTTCCAGCTTCCTGCATTATCTCCATTATCCTGCGTAATGTAGGATCGCTGAGATTTGCAACAAATAAGCTGAGTTCGATACTCGAAGCAGAATCGGACTCCACCGCCACTATCGCCGGGATTGATGGTAACGAAGCCATCGGCCTCGTCAAAGGACTCCGGCTGTCCAATGGCGGAAGCTCTAACGATTGATTCGTTGACATCTTCACCCCAAATAATTAAGCGGCCCCGATAGATGTTGACTCCTACTCCAGCAGGGATAGACCCCATCTGCTCTGAGAGGTAGGAAATGTCTGACTGGAGGTCGGCGTCGAAATAGCTTACGGTCTTAACGGTTGTAGAATTGTCTGGAATCCGTCCATCCGGGATTACATACCAAGTCTGGTTGTTAAAGTCCCCGGAGAAGACCCCATTGATTGCTACATCCTTCGTTCCCATCAAAACACGCGCGACAGTTCCTAGAGGCCCAGTTGGGATGGCGGAAAGATCTATCTTCTTTCCTCCGGTCGTGGAGGAGATAGCGCAGGAGGAGCCGAAAGGCGTAATGTATCCTGATGCAGTCTCAAACGCAACTGCGAAAAGATGAATTCCCGGGTCGAAGTTTCCCGCAACTCCTTCTGCTGCCTGCATTCCCGTTGGAGGCGGAGCTGTTCCTCCCGCAGGTCGTGCAACTCCTGACCCTTCATACACATATAACTTTTCTCCCGGGAGACCACGGAGGCCATTGTGCGGAGTGATGTAAGCTCGGTTGAACATGCTGACCATGCTGAAGTCAGACATGGCCGGGATGGTAAGAATTGCTGTGTGAGTTATGGAGTCAAAGAGGACCCCAGCGTTGTTGAGAATCAGGAGGCGCGCGACCTCGCCGATTCTCTTATAAATAGCGATTCGTCGGATAGGTCCAGTCTCCGCCGTATCGATTGCAGAACCATCCCTCGTCTTAATCCCCTGATTGATGAACTGGATGTTCCTCGACCCTTTGAAAAAGCCCGGGGGGACAGACTCGTCCTCCCCCCGGTCAAAAGTGCCGCGGAACTGATTGAACGAAATCGGCTCGTGGTCTCGGAGGCTCATGCCTTCGGATATTCGAATTCCGCGATCACCACGTCCGAAGTCAGGGCACCGGGATACGCTGCAGCAGGAACTTCGGTCCCGGCAGGAACGAAGCAGAGGATCTTCCCGGTCGCCGCATCGTAACGGAACTGATGTGCGGTCTTGTTGTAGAAATTCGCCCAGAGAGGATTCTTGACTGTCCCTGGCTTCAAGAGACCCGTGGGAACTTCCCCTGAGGTCACGTAGGAGCCGGAGAAAGTCAAAGTTCCGATGACCCGGATCGTGCGGAACTCCGGGAGCTTCTGTGTCTGAGTAAAAGCAATAGGCATTTTCTCTCCTCGACCGTCAGACCCTAACTCGGAGCAGCTAGGCGCGGTATCTGGTCCGCCCTCTGCGAACCGGCATTCGTTGACCACGCTTCACGAGACCACCAATGAGGACGTCATACCACTGTTCAGCGTCCGCATTGAGGTTCTGAGCGCGTGAGTAGTTCTCTCCCAGGAGGGCAGCTGCGATTGCTGCGGTCCTGGCTTCCAGAAACAGTTCCGAATTGAGGATCTGGATGTTGGAGTTGACGTCGGTTATCGGGGTCAAGCCCTTCATGAACTTGATGTAGAGGTCTCGATCCGTGAGGGCGGGTAGTAGTTTAATCTCCTCCTCCCGCCATGCCCAACACTGAAGCTCTGTGGTCGGGTGAGATGTAGGTTCCCAGTTCCTCTCCTCAAGATACCGGAAATCCCTCTGGGGTGCTCCTCGGGCACCCTCTCGAATTTCAATCGGATAAAGCAATCCCAAGGGGAGACCTGAGCCATCCCCAAGGGAAGCGACCCCGACATTCACGGGCACCCTCTCTGCTACCTCTTTCGTGACTCCCATGCCCGAGCGAGACAAGCGGGTCTGGAGTTCCCGGTATGCCTTACTCAAGAGCGGGAGGAGCGCAGTATCCGGATACATTATCCCCTGAGGATCATTCAGGAGTGGTTTTGCACCTTGGAGGATCGTGGCTGCCAGGATCGCCATTCTAGCCCTCTACTTCACTTTTCGGGTCGTTGAAAACGACTGCTTTGATTGCCCACATCGCAGTCGTTTCGTTTTCCGTAATCGCGACCGATGCCTGCCGAGAAGGAGGACAAATCTCCTTTATGAGCCGCTCACCCTCGGAAAAGTGAGCACGGAGCCGGTTGATCTTTTCGAGTCCTTCTGCTGATGGTTTATGATACGCATACGGCTTGTCAATCATCTATCCCTCCTTGATTCGAGCAACACAGAGAGTCTCAGCGTCAAACAGGAGCTTCAGAGCATCAACCCGTTCCTGAGAATCTGGAACATTATAGAGGATGCTCTGAGCCAGGGTAACGAAGTCGAGAGAGACCTTCTTTACCAACCTTCCCCGAGGATGCTCCGGTGCCTCCCAGGTAAAGACATCCTCGACGTTAAACGTGTCGATTGGCATTCAGATCCTCCAACCACCGTTCCAGAAGCTCGATGATCTCTTCCAAGTGGTGGTCTGAGACGTCAATCTTATCGACGACCTTATCACCCTTGCAGAGTTCTAGGGTGAAAGACCAGAGTTCAGCCTTTGACACAAGTCACCATCGCGGCGGCAGTAGTGCATCGGATGAAGGAGGCAGCAGAGTCGAAACCTTCCACCGGCCCGGTCATCGCAGCCCAGGGACCAGTAGCGCTCTGTGCGAGTTCGCAATTCGGTTCCGCCCGAACCCGGACCTTGAACGAGGGAAGCGCCCAGACAGCATTCTGTGCAATCTGGGTCGGGACACCACAGGGAATCTGGTATGTCGGCATTAACCTCTCACTTTCTCAATGACACCCGCCCCGAGGAACTCCTTCTCGTATCTGGCCTTATCCAGAATACCATGACACGAGGGGCAGATGCAAGCGACCGGGTGAACCTGAGCGAAACAGAACCTACATTTGCTCAGGCTTTCTTCGATACGATTCTGGACCATCCAGTCCCGATCGGTCTGTCCTAGAACTTGGGCGGCAGTTCTTTGCAGTCCGGTGATGAATTTGTGCTGGCGGTATCTGGCCCAGTCGTCATCTGCCATTCTCAACAGCCGCACATACCACTCATCTTGCAGCCTTTTCATCCCTTCGAGGACGGCACCGTGCGCGGCTGCAAATGCGAGTTTCCCGTTCTCGTTCGGGAGGTATTCCCCCCAGACCCAATCTATGCCCGGCTCCGCGATTCCGGCCTCGTAGCAGACCATAGCAGTTTTGTGGTCGTAGGCCACGGATCGAGCAACCAAGTCAGAGGGATCAGGCACAATGAGTCGAGGACGATTTGAGTCAAGATAAACGGCATGTTGGCATCGTTCGATGTTGACCAGATTGAAGTCTCCCGGCTCCGTGTAGGGGATAATGAAAGTTCCCGGAACGAGTCCGGGCTTCTCCTCTACCAAGGGATACGGGAGGATGGTGACGATGGTGCAGATGTCGTTAGATCTCGGAGGCATGGACGCTCTCTTTATAGACTTTCGTTGAATCTACAAACACGGAGTTCTCGAATGCGAACAGGGCGGACCTCCCGGCCTCATGGAATTGAGCCTCAAAATACTTTGCATCTTCTTCCATCGAGGCGTGGTATTTATCCCTCATATCCGCGTCCGAAAGCTGCCGCCTTTCTCCGAACTCAGCAGTATGCATAACTGCGTCCAAAGCCCACTCAGTGACCGGGAGAGCTTCACCTTTAGCGTCTTGAAAAACATAGACTGGCTCATAGGTCCCGCTCCTCACCGGGGAAGAGATGTCTAATGGACTACTTTGAGAAACAAGCTCGCGATGAACAGAGCTACCAGGAGGTAGAAAAGTAAGGCGCTCAAGCACCCAACGCGGACCCACATACCAGTATTTAGGGACGTCTCTAACTTCTGTTCGCTCTCGAAGAAAGATTGATCCATAGAAGTCGGAGAAGGTTCCGAGTCGTTTTTCACGCTGGTCTGGTGCCCACGATATTCTCCAGATTGGGCGGCCATCAAGGGACCTCCCGTGATCTGCCAACTTGTTGTTAAAGTAAGTGATTAAGACGTTGTCCATAAAAAAGCCGCGTGGCCTATCTGACACCGTTCCGCTCCGATAGACCCAAAGCAGGTGAAACGGTAAAAACCCTGCACCGCGGTCTAAGTTGGGAGGCCGAATCCGTGTTATCGAATCCGGCCCCCTTCCCTCCTCTACATCAGTAGCCCGACGGAACCGTCAGGGTATCGATGTATGAGCACGAAGCCGGATTGTTGATGAAGGTGTTGAACGATGCGGTCAGGTAGAAGATCGTCGCCGTGGCAACTCCACCAGATGCTCCGCGAAGTTCAAAGAGCCGCCGACCCTCTTCCTCGTAGAAGCCTGCGGGATGCATTTCGGCGCGTCCCCAGACCTCTCCGACGATGAAGTCGATTCGGGTCTTGTCCCACGAATACGACCGGCGAATCGGCGCTCCAGCGATCTGCTGGATGTCGAAGTAGAGGTCGAGACCCTGGGACGATCCGCCATTGCGGTTGACCACCTGCACCGCCTGTCCCAGCTCCTCGTAAGCCTGGACCTGACAGGGATGCATCCACGCCTGAACCTTGACACCGTTGTCGAGACCGATGCGGTCTCCGATGCGATTCAGAGCAACCCTCGCGTGTGCAGGTGCCAACGGACCAGCCGCTGCAACTCGTGAGGCTCGAATCTCTGGAAACTGCGCTCGATCCAATCCGAGCCAAGTCCCAGTTGACGCATTGTTGTGATGGTAGGGAACACCAAGCAGAGCGACTGGATTGGCCCCAGATAGCCCTTCGATGACGATCCTATCACCAGCGATGGGCGAGGTCGCCGCTCCCTTGATGCGGAATGTCTTGGCCGCATAATCCACCAGGTCGATCTGCGCTGCGGTTCCGACCAACGCTGCTCCAGCCGAGGGTGCAATGACCCGAGCTGCGGCAAAGGCTGCATCGTAAACCGACACGAACTGTCCGTATCGGAGGAGGCGCACACCGAAACCATCCGTCGTGCAGGTGTAGGTGTCCTGGCCGCCCGCAGTTGAGACCGAGGTGATCGTGGCGACCGCGCCATTTCCACCCGTCATGAGCGAGGAATCGACCTGACGCCGGAACTCCGCCATCGCCTTTGCAAGCAACTGACGGAATGCGTTGACAACCGACTTCCTCGTATCGTCGGTGGCCCACTGTGCCCGCTTCTGCCACTCCACACCGTGCTTCATGTGGACCGTGGAGACGAGAGCCTTCTCGAACGACTGACCATCGCCGCGTCCCAGGTCGCCGCCATCCGGAGAGAAGTAACCGAACCGTCCACCGGGTCGGATTTCCATCGGGACTCGCATATCCCGATTCGATACCTTCTCTACGTCCCGCTTCTCGATGTTGCCATAGAAAAGCGAATCGCGGTCGAACAGGACGGGCACTTTGCTCTGGACTGTTTCCAGCTCAGCAGCAACTACCTGCGTCTCTGTTAGAGCCATAAATCTCCTATTTCTTCAGAGTGACCTTGCCCGAGAGTATGTCCAGGTCGGTAGTGTGGGCGTAGTCGATTTTCTTCGGATCGAGAACCGTCGCCCTTTCCCGCCGCTGGTCAACCCGCTTCGAAGATCCCTCGAAGGGCTTCTTTTTCTGTGGAGTAGCTGCGAGCTTCTCGTCCTTTCCGTTACCCACTTTTCTGGTGGGAGAGGAGCCGAGATACTCCGATCTGATTCGGTTCCGGAGGTCACGCAAGAGCGGACGCGCACCCGAGAGGTAGGTGTTTACGATACTCTCTTTGCTCTGTCGTGAGTAGGCGTCTCCCGCAGCCCGTTTCCATAGACCCTGCATCCTACGTGCGTGGACGGGGTCCTTGGCGAGCTGGGAGTTCATCTCGTTTATCACATCTTGCACTATAGAGGCTTTCATCCGTTCAGGCATCGTTCCAGCCGGGTCCAAACCCTGCCGAATGGTCTGGTCCAGCGAGGATGTCACGTAGTTGAAAATCTCCCCATCGGCCTCTTGAAATCGAGTCTGAGCCCACTGCTGCCGCTCCTGCTGGAGCTGAATTTCGGCAGGATTGGGTTCTTTCTGCTGCTTTTTCGAAATGTCCGGAATCTCCCCACCATTTGCAAATATGAAATTCGCGAGGTGGCGCGCTGACATCGCAAGATTCTTGTCTCCTGTTTTCTCCCCATGCTTGAAGGCGAGAAAGATAAGCTCCTCTAAGACCGGTTCGGTAGCCGAAATGAACAGCTTCTCGTCAATCTCCCTGAGTTTGGGCAACCAATTGAGAGCAACCTCCTTGAAAGCTTTCGGGTTGTTCTCCGCAAGCTCACTCATCAGGAGGTCAGGAGACCCTTGAACCAGCGTGGATTCCAATCGGTCGTAGTTATCAGCTTTGACCGCAGCCTGCGCCGCATCTTCGGGCGTCGCATGATACTTCGAGAATTCCTGGTCCCTGAAAAGAGCAGCCTTCAGCTCTGGAAACTTCTTGAAGATACCAGGGAACTGCTCTTTTATCGCCTTTAGGGTCGGTTTACCCTGGACGGGCGCGTCGGCCTCGTCGGTCTCTTCGGACTCCTCGCCTTCGTCGGTCTCGTCACCTTCGTCAGTTTGATCTTCGCCATCTTCTTCCTCCTCGGCGAGGTCTTCGGTTGTTGGCTCCTCGTTGAAGGTTCGAGTTTTTTCAGGAGCAGGAGCAGATTCTCCAGATGGCTCGTTGAGGACGGCCATGTCTGCAGAGAAGTCCCCATCTGATCCCCCTCCGGTATCATCGGGTGAAAAGAACTGTTGAAACTTGAAGAAAAACATTTAACTACTCCTGAGGCGGTTTCTCTTTACCTTCAGATCCTTCAGCTTCAGCTTCAGCAGCCTGAGCCTCTGCCATCTGCACTAATCTCTGGTGCTCCTGCATATGAAGGAGGACATTCATATACGCGCCAGGATTCTCTTTCTTGTATTGCAGGCCAATCTCAGATTTCAGCCATGCCTGACACGTAATCATCTCGATCTCGTGGTTATCGAGACTTTCATCTATCGGGACCGAGGAGGTCATCATCGGCATCCCCATACCTTCTTCAGCCGAAGGCGCAGCCTGAGGAGGAGCAGGAGGCCCAACCGGTCCCATACCTTCCTGAGGAGGTGCTTGAGGAGGCATGGGAGGCATTGTCTGGGTCGGCTCAGAAAGAATAAGCTCCCCGATCTCTACGAGCTGTTTATTCCTGTCGTCATCGCCAGGGATGTAGAGTTCAGGAACTCCAATGATTAGGGCGATGAGTCCTGCATTCTCGGGGTGTCGGAGGACGTTCATCACATCCTCGTTACCACCCTGGAATAGCTGGAGAATCATATCCCTTTTCTGCGCCCAGGAGATCGGGAAGCTTTCGTTGACGTCAGGCTCAACCTCACCCACCGAGCCGGTCATGTGGATGTGCCGAATCCAAACGTTCACATATGTAGAGCCACGCTTTTCTACGTATTTCTCGTCCTCCAGCATGTTGATCGCGTAGCTCCGAACTGCCTTCGAGAGCATCCGCGCCCACCAGATCTTGACGATTTTCCAAGTAATCTGGAGTCTCTGGAGAGCCTGCGCTCGGCTCATTTCGTATTCTTTGGCGGTTCCTGATCCTCCCGTAATTGAGCCGCCAAAAACCGTAGGTAAGGCTCCGGAGATGAACTGACCGACTCTTTCAAGGCGATTGAGGAACTTGTCGATTTCTTGGGAGATAGATGATGTCTTAGCTTCAAAAAATCCTTCACCAAGGGAGCGTCCAGCGGGGGCCTTAGCTGGGGAAACTTGACCAGGGCGCGCTTCCGACTTCCCGTATGCATCAAAATCGAGCACATCAGGGTCGGCATAGAGTTCAGGTATGCCAAACTCAATACCTTCAAGAGTGAGGTTCCATCCTTCATTCGTCATGTCCTGAATCGGCATTACGGAGGAGCCGACGGATTCGGCATGAAGATTTTCGGAGAGAGGATGCTCCGTAATCGTCCAATGGTCCTCCATGACGTCGGGAATGCCCTCGACGACGAGGTCCTTGTTGATTACGACGCAATAAACGCCATTCGGGTAGAGGGAGCGGAGTTCCTCTATTTCGTCCTTGTGACCAGCCATACCCAGGACATTGTAGGACCACGGTTGCAACCACACTCTCCGACAGGTGCAAAGGTCGGTCGAAACGTCGCCTTTGAGGGCTACAGACGTTCGCATCGCCCGATCCATGCTCTCCATGTCTATCAGAGGTTGAATACGCTCGGCAATATCGGGATAAATGTCCTGAAGTTTGGCGTAATGTTCTTCAGTTTCGAGAATAAGATACGGTAAATCCTCTTTTTTCGTCGCCCAGGGAGCAACTTTGACATTTAGAGGTCCGTAGACTTCAAGACACTCCCTATTCTTCGGAGTTTTCGCGTATCCGGCGATTCTGGGGACCATTTCCTCAAAATCATCGGATTCAGGCATATTATCGTAGCCACACTGCGGGCAAGCCTGAGTTCCCATCGCCTGGTCGGCCATCGGAGGCAGACTTTGGGCTACGGGAGGCTCGTCAACCGGACCAGTGGGCGACGGGAGGTCCATAGGACTCGGTTCTTCGGACCCAGCCTCCTCCGGGGACTGAGGAATGGGGGAGGCAGAAATTTCCTCCGAACCGAGAGCGTAGCCGCAGTTCGCACAGTAGTATTCGCGAGTAACTACGGCATGATTCTGAACGATTGGCTTCTCGTAGACGCCAAACTTCTCAGAGGCTCGATTTTCATTGTAACCAAAGATGACTCCTTGATTATACAGAATGAAAAGAGCCTTCATGAACAAAAGCTCGGCGTAGTTATGCTTCTGAACGAGCATTCCTATCTTCGTATACGCCTTCGCCGTCTGAATGTCGTCAGGATTCTCGGCGTCGTCAGGCACGAAGGGAACAGTCGGCAGAGCCGAACTCATCGCAGCGATAATAACCTCTCCGTAAGCTCTGTAGATGTTGATAATCTTAGCATAGAGAGCTGGGTCAATATCGCTCTGCGGATCTTCTTCTTTGATTTGGTCCGGAGTGCGCCAATCGAGAGCAAAGTCTGACCACCAGATGTATTGGATATTATCCCAATAACAGAGCTGTTTCCGCCACTTCTTAATAAGACGCTCACGCGCGAAGCGGTCGTGCTGCTCAAGGTGGTCGATGATGCGGGCGAGATTTTTAGCAATATCGGAGTCACAGAAGTGCTCCTTTTCTTCCGGTTCTTCAGGCGGCGCCTCGGGAGTGAGAGCCAGAGCTTCGTCCTGCGGCTCCAAGTCACCCTGGACGATGGGACCACCCAGATCTTCCTGGGGAAGAAGCGATTCGTCGAGGAGTTCTGACTCAGCTGGAGGAAACATCTTCTAGTTCCATCAAATCCCTATCGTAATCTGCTTGAGCAGAAACAGGCTCATCGGGATTATTTAATGCGCCTTTTCGAGCCTCCTGAGGCCGTTCCCTCAATTCTATCTGCTTTTTCCAGTATCTTTCCTTGGAATCCGCTTCTAATCGGGCAGCTTGCTGTGACCAAGGAATCACAGTCTTCTTTACGGGCTTAAATTCACGCTCTTTGGCGTCGATATGGGCCTCGGAGGGGAGGACACCGGATCGGCGCAATAGGTTGAGA